TGTTCCTGCATCCATTCCAATTCTTCCCCGTCCTCAATATCAAAAAAACAGTAATTACCCAAATGCGAATCAGGAAGTAAGGAAATATATTCTTTTTTTCTTGTCTCTGACGTATACACAACTGGTTCTAAGGTCTTTTTCAGCTCATTATGGCTAATCCTTTCCGCGCGTCCATAAGTGCCCGTCAACCAGCTTAAATTCGTTGATAGAATCGTATTTATTTCAGCAAGAACAAAGTCAAGCCGTCGAGAATTAATTAAAAGCGGTAAATCTGGATTACTTATCATTGAATTTGTTTTTTAATGCTTTCAAATAAATCATCATTCATAATTTCCCTTAATTCCTTAATGCTTTCAGCTGTCAACCCTGTTATTGCTTTCCCGTACTTCGTTTCTAATTTCTTAGTCTTTGAATCTGTTGCAAATATAGCAAAGGAATCTTTAAAATATTCAATGTCAAATGATCTGTGAAAATCTCCCGTATCTCTTAATGTCACTCGGTTTGTTGGTTGACCTTTAAGCCCCTTAATAGAAATCGTTAATCCTCTATATCCTGGCTGTATGCTTTGCCCGTCTGAATCAATACCTTTATCGAAAAGTTGGGCGTCCGTGTTTAAATCTAACACCTCAGCCTCATAATCCTTTACAATGTCTAACACTGTTTTGTTGATGCTTTTTTGTGCCTCCTCTAGTTGTTTTATTTTTTTATCAAGCGTCATTTACCTGTTTTGATTTTTGGCATTAACTCGCTTATTGTTTTCCAAATTTCTGTTCCCGTAATTTGTTCAACGTTTTCAATAAGGCTTTTAAACTCTGTTATTGTGATTAAAAAAGCCATGGCCCATGTTAAATAATCTGTTACGCTGAAAACATTAACAAACCCTTGTGAGCTCAATATCACCATAAAATAAGAAATACATTTTGTTATCGTGCGGCTAAGACCCCTAGAGTTTATTTTTTCCCCTCTTTTTATTGCCGCTAAAATACCAGACGCCATATCCATGAATACGAGGGAAACCGTAAAAATTAAAAACGACTGAATAGGTATAATGAAAGAGGCTACCCAAGCAAAAACCGCAAGTGAGTAACCGTAAATTATTCCTTTTAAACTTGAAAACATAAGTAGTAAAAATGTTGTAAATTTCATTAAATTTCAGGATTAAAATGTTAATATGTTTGTTCAATGTTTTTAACCCCAAACTGTTCCAATTTTTGCCCCCGTCTTTCGACAAGGAAGGCAAATTTTGTCAATCATAGTAGTATCAAAAGAAATAGCGTTTAAGGCGTTTGAGTAGTCGTTTAATAGACCTTGTTTTTTCCCCTGTGTGTCTCCGTTTATTTCAAATTGAATTTGGTTGAAATCGATATTCCTTTCGTTCCTGTTTATTCTAGCCTCTGCATTATACGCAAGTGCTTGAAGAACCTTTATACCAATTTTTTTCCAAATCAAAGTTTTAAAAATCTGTTTTTGTTCTGTAATCAATTCAGTATAATCACATTCACTTGTTAGTTTTAGGTTTAATCCATAATTTGAATCTAAGTGATAAACATTATCGGACAAATCAAAAATAGTTGAGGCACTTAATGTTGCATCGTTTTCAAATGCTGTACATTTGTAATATTTCCCCGTCGGGAAAGTGTCAATGCCTTGTCTATGAAAACCATAATCTTTGATTGAATTAACAGACTGTCCAGTTATTGCGTCCTCATCGTAACAAATCCAATAAGATTTTGAACCGTCTAAAGTCCAATCAACAGTAAACCATTGTTGCGCTCCCTCGCCCGTATAGCTTAATGTTTCTGATTGAAAATCGTTAATACTTCCCGATTCTTTAACCCTTATTGTTATGCTCTGATTAGTGTCAAATTGTAATGCAATTGAATTGATTTTAACTTGTAAAGATTTTGAACGTTTTGGTATTATTTCAAAGCCAACCGTTTTCCCTTTGTTGACTTGCAATTCGTTGAGCATATTGCCCGACGAATAAAATAATGTATCACGTTCTAACAAGTTACCAGCGGTCTTTAAATTTGCCTTTGTTGTGATCCAATCTTGTACACTTTCAACTATTGCCGATTCTGTGAAATCTCTTAACCATTCGGTAAAAAAATTAGTTTCCCTCCAGTATGTTGTATTTGTTGGTAACTCTGTAATTATCTCACTCGTACATCTATAAATATTTCCGTTATAACTTACAAAATTCCCCTGCTTATAAGTCGTTGAAATATCCCAACCCACCACAGTATAACGCGAGAACTCTTTAGAGATAGATTCTAAATTTTCAATAGTAACTAGAGGGTGAACATCATTGTAATATAAGCCGCTGTCCGTTGTTGTCATTGACATCAATTGAGTACCGCTTGAATCCCAATTTTGACGCCATCCTATAAGTCCTAATAGATTACTTTTTATTGTTGTTGCGTTATACATCGAAATTATTATTAATAAGGTCAGGCGCACACCCTTACGCCTGACCTCTATAACCAATGAATGAATTTTTATGCTGTTGCAATGTCAAACTTAACAATCCCTGAAGGAATTGTAGTCAAATCGCTGTTATATGCTGTAACAAAAGCAATATCAAAAGCAAAGTCGAAAACTTCCGCTTTTGTTCTTGTCATGTCAGCAGATGCACCACCCGCAACAGATGAACCGTCAACTACTTCCTCGTAGTAGTAAGTTCCAATCTCAAGACCTAAACCTGGCATTACGATAGTATCCCATTCGTGACCAGTTCTTGAAGTTGTACCGTACAAACTATCACGTTCAACGCGAGTCAAAACACCTAATTGACCGTCAGAGATAGCGTAACCAGTAGCATCCTTCGATGCAGCGTTTGTAATGTTTCGAGAAAAGGCAAAGGATTTGTTTTCAAAAGAAAGTGTTTTATCCTCTTGGTTGAACTCACCAAAGCCCTCCATTCGATTTAAAATACCGTGTAATTGGTGATTTCCAACCACATCCATACCCATCGAAAGGTAATCGTTTCCTTCCATAATAGGCTCCAAATCGTGTAAGATGTAAGAAGAATTTAGATCTCCTGTTCCTGTTTCGCTTAATACGTCAGATGCGAAAGTGTGACCTCCTGAAATTTGGTTAATTACTTGCGTCTTAGCAGCATCCAAAGCAGTAACGCCTTGTCCCTCCAAAGTTGCAATCATTTTCACTAACATCGCCTCGAATTTCTTATTGAAATCCTTTTGATACCCGATATCATTGTTATGATATAAAGAAGGATACATTTTGAAACCATAAGCCAAAGTAGAAAACGAAACCGTGTAAAAATCAGAAGTATTCTCATCCGCTGCAATTGTCACAGGGCGAGTAGTTCGGATAGTTACATCCTTGTAATCAATTACAGGAATTTTCAATGTATGACCGATTGAATTAAAAGCTCTTTGAGCTAATTCAGGGGTAATAAAAGACGCATTTGAATTAGTTTGTCTTAAAAAAGTATCCAAAACACCCGCTCGGCGGATTCTAAATTCAAATTTGTCAAAATTTGGTGACGCAACTCTAAACTCTTGCGCCAATGTGTTTACTAATGACATTTTTTTGTGTTAAAAAAATAAAAAAATCTTCAAACTTCATCCTAACGTTTCCCTATTTTTTTCCTACCGTAAAGGCAAAGATTCAATTTCAGGCGTTTTATACGCTTCGTCAAACTTTGCTTGGTATTCTGGATGACTTGTAGAAATTCCTTGACTCATTAAGCTTTCC